GATCTCTACCATACTGTAATCTCTCCAGCATAGTCTTTAATGATATAAAGTTATTAGTAAACCCACCACCATTACCAGCCATGCCAGTAAGAGTTGGAGGTACGCCAAGACCTGCATATATACTGTTAAGGACAGAAGTGTATTTCTCTGACCCCAAGAACTTATGTACATCAGTACTAGATTCCATGAATGTTAGTTCTGGACCCCATACCAATTCCATAGTTCCACCACCTACGTTACTAGCGAGAATATCACGTAGTTTATTAATAGCAGACTTATTAGGTAAAATCTTATGATCAAGATTACCAAGGGTCCATAATCTAATGTTAGAAATAGCACCATCCAGTGCAGACATGTCAGCTAGTCTCATCTTCTCTAGCATAACGATATCATCTAGAATAGCGTAAATCATAGGGTTAGCCCACTGCTTCCAATCGTCCTTCTTATAATAGAATAAGCTCAGACGTTCTGGATCAAGAGGGATATCTTTGTCACCTCTCATCAGGGCTTGTTTAATATTCTTAGGTAGGGTCTCAATTACGTTGTTAGGAATCTCACCAGACTTGAACTTATCAAAGAACGTACTTGTCTGTATAGTATAGTTCTGTAGACCCATGAATAATGACAGGTCGCCATCCTTCATCTTTACTGTAAGAGGGTTAAAGAAATTGTATCTCCAAGGTATCTGGTTGGTTGGAGCATTTGGCAATTCTACCTTAATGTCGCTAGATAACGCCTTCATATAGTTCGTCAATTGAGGGGTAATCTCAGCATAGCTCCTATGTACGATTACATTACCTGTCTTATAAAGGTTATTAAGAAAACGCTCTGATCTCTCCTTACCATTGACACTCTTAAACCACTGTTGATAGAACTTCTCTACACTCTTATCTCTATGTACGATCTGAATACCCTGATGACCAAAGTCACCCATAAGATCAATGATATTACGAATGATCCCAACCTTATCATATGCGTCCATGCACATCTTGATAATTCTACGCTGCTGTTGTGGAACAGCTTCGTCTGGTCTGAATGCGTAATAGTCTTGAGAAGTGAATCCGGGTTTGACAGAGCGATTTGGCTCAATGTCAATGAAATGTCTGTATGTACTACCTTGTGATTTGTTTAGCCCAGTGTACGCATTTACGTTATCTGAGAATTGCGAAAAAGCACTAGCCTTACCAGCTTCGTCACCATCGCTCCATGTGATCATGTCATCATTCATAATGATTGGCCTCAATTGGATTGTTAATTGGAATGTTCAATATTTAATACACATCTTTCATATTATCTGAAAACCAACTAGGACCAGTGTATGGAGACTCTTCACCCTTCTCCTTAAATCCACCATGAGCAAATCCACCATAGAACTCATAATCAGCTTGTTCTGGAGTCCTTTGCATAATCCTAGCAGCCATATTCGCCATAAGCAAAGAGGAGTATCTATCCTTTCTCATCTTGCTCTTTTTCCCTGTACCTACTACAACTTCAGGAGTATCCCACCTATCACGACCAGATGCTGTCTGAGTCATCTGTATCATAGACAGTTCATCCTTTAGTTCCTCAATATCTAAAACGCACTCTTCTAATGTATCGTATATTCTAGCTTTCATATTATCTTCGTTATCAGCTATAGCCAAGGATACAGTATCAAATCTAGGGAATAGCAAAGCCTTGTCCTCAAAGTCTTTTCTCATCCCATGATTAGCCTCTGCCAACCAATCATACTTAGCAAACTGACACATCTCTAGGATATGCAAGCCTCGTTCACCATCTGTGTCCTTCTCTTTATCCTCATCAATTGTAGGCCAAATAGCCACTTCACCTTCGTGTATTTTATCCTTGTCATGTAGGGATTCCATAACAGCTACGCCACCACCCTGTGCATCCATAGCAATATGTATACATGGGAACAACTTCATAAGGTCACGTATTTTCCTAGCACAGTAAGCATAGAAGTCTGTCTCTGTAGAGTAACCCTTCTTGACTTTCTCTTTATGTTCTGATCTATTCGTAGTCCAACAATGTACGATACGCCTGTGCGTAGGATGTACTTCCAATACGACAATACTAAAGTTATCCACTTCAGACGCAGGGTCAACACCAAATATATACTTACGATCTTTATCACCCATAAGTACTGACTCAAACAATATAGTATTATCATTAGGGTCTTTGATTACTTCCTCACCATCTTCTTTTACTACGCATGACTCAATAAGCGATCTCTTGAAAAAGCCCTGACTATCCCTAGTAAAACAAGCCCCATATTCCATCTGGTAAATACCAGTATGAACTGTGGCCTTAGATCGTGCTACCTGATCAGCGTCCATAAATCCGGGAGGTAGGAGTTCGTATGGCATTCTAATGATGGAGTACTGAGTCCAATCAAATGTGTCTGGTACGTCATCGCCAAATATCTCTTTTAGCTTTTGTGGATTACCCTTACTTTGTATAATAGACTTCCACTTCTTCCAGTATGTAGCAAAATGGTTAAAGTCGTAATATGCTGTGCCAGATAGGACAATCTGATTATCCTTCTTTACTTCCTCTTGCTCTTCACCTTCCAGTGCCATTCCTAGCTCTTTAGCCTTAGCCTCTGCTGCCATCCTCTTTACGTTCTCTACAGGGTCTGAGCTAACAGCAGCAAAACCAGCCACGACATTCTCAAAAATCTCTCTAGGTATAGATGCAAATTCGTCAGCGATAATATCATTAGCACGTTGGCCTCGAATCTTCTGACCATCACCAAGAGGCAGGCACGTAACTGTACTCTCGTTCAATCTGAGTGTACATCTGTCAGTATCTCGTCTAGGTCCACTATTACCATCACATATATCTCTGAGCATAGGAGAATTCCTCCAAATCGTCTCCATATACTCAAATAACACTTTAGACTGTCTGAACGCAGCTCCAACCACAACTACCTTTCTACGAGGCAATATCAAAGCCCTGAGTACAGAATAGAGTGAGAGCATGAAAGACTTACCAAAACCTCGACTTGCGATAAGCATAGGGAACTTGCGATTCCATATCTCTCTAAGGAAGAGGGCTTGCGAAGGTAAGAGTTGGACGTTCAATACTTCTTTGCAGATAAATGACATATACTCTGGTCTTGTCATCAGCCAAGCCAGCTTCATGTGGAAGTCATCTTCTGTAGCGTTAAGTATGGACATAGGGTTGAAGAACTCTGTCTCAATAGAGTCTAACCCTAGCCACGCCTCGTCAATTGTCTTTAGTTTAGTTTTTGCCATGTTTCTATAATGTCGTCTGCGAAACCATAGTGTACAGCGTCTTCTGCATCTATGTACCAATCGCCTGATTTAAGTTTAGTATTTAAGAAGTTCTTTACCTTACCAACTGTCTGACCACCCTGATATTTCTCTTCAAAGTAAGGGGCTTTCTGACATTTCTTTGCGTATATCTCTAGCATGATATCGCAGATCATCTTCTCGTACTTCATCCAGTTCTGCACATTCTGGTATTCCCCAGCAGCAGCACTAGAGCCAAAGTGCGACATGAAATAAGTGTGCGGTGTAATATATCTAGTATCAGCTGCTTGAAATATAATACTACTCATTGACTCAACCTGACCATATGCTACCATAGTAACGTAGCACCTAGACATTCTGATTGCGTCATAAATAGCCATACCATCTGACCATTCGCCTCCCACGCTGTGCATATGTATTACTACCTGATCAGGCGACTTACTGTCCAATGCCCTTAGATTCTTAATAAACGTATTAGCCATCTTGTACTCTACACCCGGATTCTCGTCATCGCTACCATAGTGGTTATGTAGGAATATTTCTCTAGTAGCGAGGTTACATCCATAATTATGAACGTCATTCAATAGATCCTTATCTAGCATTACTTCTTTCTCCCTATTGTGTACATTTCATTGATACGCTTAAAAATGCTACTAACAGCTAAAAATGCAGTATGCTTATCCTCGCAGAATAATACATGTACGTCATTATATAATTCAAACTCCACCAGACACTTCATCATATATTTGCCTGTTATCTTCAAAGCACCCTTGTTCTTTACAGGTATTCTAGTGTCTTTAGGGAATTTTAACAAGTCTGACAGAGAAAATTCTAATATTAGATATTTATGGGGGAATGGAGCCATTCTCTCTATCTCTGCCAAAAACGCATGTTTCTTAGAGCCTAGGTTAATAGCCAGTTCCTCCACACATCCCTTTCTCTCAATACATATCTTATCTTCCATGCCTTCTATGGAGTAATCTCCAGTATCCAGCTTATGTTCTATCATACCAGCACAGGTATTAAACTTACTAAAATAATAACCATTTTGTTCTCTGGTATCTTTGATAACTGTGAAGTCAGGTGCTGTCTCATATTTTTTTGCCATGATTAATCTCTCTGAATAAGGTTTCGTAGTGGGATTCTTTTCCAGTAATAGACCTGTGACACCTACCACATAGCGTGATTCCATTTCGTGGGTCAAATCT